GCTTGATCGTGAGTTCTACTGTTTCGTGCATAAGGAATTAATTCCTTCACATCTTTGAGTTTTATTTCTGAGTTTAATTCTATTGCCATACTGCTCTCCGAGTTGTACGACATATATTGTCGCATAAAGGAATTTATTTTCATAGATTAGGTCTTGATCTAGTTTTACTATTTTATTCAGATCACTTATAATCCTACTAGTTATCGGAGAAATATGAAAAACAACCTAGCTAAATTTAAAGAAGGAAAATCTACTTTCATAAATAGTCCTTCATTATCTAAAGTTTATGGCTATCCTAGACCTATTCGGTTTTGGTTTGATGGCTATACTAAAAATGGTTTATTCCCCCTTTACACACTTTTTATAACAGATGACTTAATGCTAGATCGAAAGATAAGAAAATCTATTCATTTCGAGATTACAAGTCATATATTGGATAATCCTAATGAATACAAAGTTTAAACATCAAGAAAGACATTTTATTAAACAAAAAGAAAAAGGCTTAGTTCGTGTCACTGTATGGTGTCCTGTGCAGTCTACTAAAGAGTTAAAAGCTTTTTGCAAAGAGCTAAGAGAAAAACACTTTATAGAACAGCGTGGAGAAGTTAATCCACAGCAGAATGGGTATGATCAAGAATAGCGATCTAAAATTATTAGCAGAAGACTGTTTTGAAAGTCTTGCTATAGACTTCGCTACAGATAAGGAGTGCGCTAAAAAGGTTAAGCACTATGTAGCGATATATCTTAAAACAGGCGATAATGTCGGCTTAAATAAAGAAACCAAAAGATTAGTAGATGCTTTGATGAATTATGGGATTTATCAAATGCAAAAGAAATTAGAAAGCGTGTCTATCAAATCTCCCCTAAATAAGATAGTCCCCCCTAACCGATAGACGCGCTTTCACCCAATGGCTACTAAATTCAAAAGCACTTTCCGAGAAACTAAAATAGGATCAAGGGGAAAGAAAACTTCTCAAGGAAACCATAGAAATATTAGGCTATCTTCTATGAATAAGCACAAAAGAAGATCATTTAAAGCTTATAGGGGACAAGGCAGATGAATATTAAGATCATACAAGGAGATTGCACTAGATCATTATTAAATCTAGATAATAAATCTATAGATACTATTATCACTTCTCCGCCTTACTATGCGCTTAGAAACTATAATGACGAAGAAGAACAGGTCGGCTTAGAAGCTACGCCTGAGTTATATATTCAAAAGCTAGTGTCTATCTTCAGGATTGCTAGAACTAAACTAAAAGACGATGGCACTGTATGGCTTAATTTAGGCGATAGCTATGCGGGTAGTAATGGTAATGGCTATAAACAAACTATCTCGAAATATAATCGATCTAATAATGCTAAAGAAAGCGTTTCCTTTAGAGATAAATATAAAAGACAAGATACAGGCTATAAGCCAAAAGATTTAATGTTAATTCCTTTTAGAGTAGCTTATGCGCTTCAGCAAGATGGTTGGTATTTGCGCCAGGATATAATATGGAATAAGCCTAATCCTATGCCTGAGAGTGTAAAAGATCGTTGCACTAAGGCTCACGAATACATATTTTTATTAAGCAAAAGCCAAAGATATTATTTTGATAGTGAAGCTATAAAAGAAGAAGCTGTCACTCAAGGACAGAAAAAGATTTCTCCTAGCGGTTGGGATATATCTAAAAAAGGAAGTCATGGCTCTTTCCATAAAGAAGGCAGATCCACAGAACATTATGAGTTCGAGCAAAACGAGAAAAGAAATAAGAGATCTGTATGGACAGTCACTCCTAAAAGTTTTAAAGGCGCACATTTTGCAACCTTTCCTGAAGATCTGATAGATCCCTGTGTTCTTGCCGGATCTAAAGAAGGCGGGACAGTTTTAGATATATTTGCGGGATCAGGAACTACCGGAATAGTAGCTAATAACCATAATAGAAATGCTATTTTATTAGAGTTAAATAAAGAATATATCGAGATAGCTGAGAAAAGAATTTTAGATCAGGGAAGTTTATTTACTGATTTAGAGATAATATATGAAGAAAATGAAAATAAACGAAGAATTTCATAACTTTTGTATGAAAATGTATAAAGCTAACTGCAAAGAAAGGGAAGCTTATGGGGAAAAACCTTTAACTTTCTTAGAATATACAGGCAAAAATATGGATTTTATTAAGAAAAAATATGAAAAAAGAAACAGATAACGAATATAGTGACGAAGATCTGAAGCTGAATATTCACAATATCTATAAACATCGTTGGGTCTGGTATCACACACTGCTATTTGTGGCGATCTTATTCACAAATTCCCTTCTCATTGCTATTCTAGTCATATTAGCGGTAAAATAGCAGTACTATGCACTATAACTGGCACGAAAATAAGGCGCTTATGCTTTTGATCCAAAAGACTGATAAGGAAATCAGACAGAAGAGTGAAAAGCTTGAAGCCTTGCAAACTAGAAGAAAGCTTTTGAAAGAAAGTTTAAATAAAAACTTACTTTCCGCTTAAAAGCTGATCTTTTAAAACAGCTTGAAAAGGTATATTTTCATATACCCTAACTTCTTTATGCCCTTCCGCTTTTAATCTATTGATTTTATCTTCTGCCTTATCAAAATAAGGAGTGGACATAGCTAACACCCACCCCTTAGTTTGCTGATCAGCTTCTATAAATTGCACATATATAGAGTACATTATCCTAACTCCTCGTCATCCCACTCGAATTTCCAACCTAATTTTAAGCATAACTCCTTATAGGTTTCTCTTCCGCTAGTAGTTAAACTCTGATAATCCCATCCAAGATCATCGACTAACTTCATAATCTTCTCTATATCAGCTTTATTTAAAAGCTTAACTTTGACTTTGTGATCTAACATTATTCCCCCCTTAAAGCGTTCTGAAAGCCTTCGCTTAATTCTTTAGCTTTATATCTAAAAGAAGTAACAGATTTATCAGCTTCGTTAGTGGCTAGAAATTTAAGATCAAGCCACTCTGCAGGTATTTTAAACTGTTGAGTTTCTGCATAGCCGTGAAAGTCACATCTAACTCCAACTTTTTCGTTGTAAGCTTTCTCGATATAAACCTGATAGCTTCCTTCTCTATCTATGCCATTAAAAGAAAAGCCTTCAGGCACATTCATAATAGTTGTGTGATGACCTTTAGCTAAAAGTTTTTTGATTTCTTTGCAGATCTGCCTTCTATCATTTCTTTTAGCCTGATCTTTCGATCTTCTTCTAGCATTGATAATGTCTATTAATTCATTGACAGCAATCATCAGATCTCTGTCTGAAGAATTGTCGTCAATCCCCGCTAATATATTAGATATATTTTTCATTTTAACCTCTCGTATGAAAGTTCTAATTTTGACTTATGATAGGTTTTGATCTCGTTGGTTTCTTCATCTAAGAAGAGAACATATTCTTTCGCTTCGTCTTTATAGCCTAAAAACTCCCCGAAAATGCAATGTCCTTTCAATCTCAATCTAGCCATAATAAGTCCCCTTATTTAAAAATTTGTGATCCCGAAAGATCATAAATTATTATTCCTTAATGACAGCTTTCTAGCTGTCAATTCCCTGATCAATGTTTGAATATCCGCTTCTGAATAGTTAGTGGATTTCATTATATTGCTATCAAGAAATTCTTCAGATTTTGCATTTATATAGAATAGCGCGTGAACTATTAGCGCTTCTTTATCTTCCAATCGCATAGGAAGTTGATCTTTAATTATTTTAGACATAATCTCTCCCCCCTTTCACAAACTTGTGAACTTCAAGCATAGATTTTCGCTTAGATATATTTTGATCGTAAAAATCCTGAGTGACTAAACCCATTTCTCTTTCTCTAGTTAAAAATTCTTTGCTTTGTCGATAATAAACTTCGAGATCATAAATAAATTTTTCAGCTTCATATTTGAATTGAAATAATCTTTTTCTCTCAAAATCTAGATTGTGATTATCGTTAGCCAAATAGAGAAGATCAAAATATGCGCCTTCGTTAATAAAAAGCTGATATTTGAAGCCTTTATAATCTGCTTTAGTGATCAGATAGCCACCTGAAGAAAGCTGATAAAGTTCTCCTACTTGATTTTTCTTTAAGATCTGCTTTTCCCTAGCAGATAAGGGTGTTTTATTTCCGCCTATAATCATTTTAATTCCTTTAATTTTTGATTAAGTTCAAAGATTTTATCAACTGATACTTGCAAGGCATTTTCGCATCGTTCCATTCTATAACTATGATCATTTTGTTTTTTATAATAATTACGAATTGCCCTTAGAGTATCTAATTTATTACTTTCTTCTTTAATCTTTTCTAAGATTTTATCTTTAGACTTTTCCCCCCTTATCTCCTTAATCACATCTGAATAAAGATCATCATTTATACAAGTTCTAGCCATACTCATAATTTTTGCCCTTTCTTCTTTATTCAGAATAGAAAGCAAATCATTAAAACGAATATTGCCATACCTACCATCAGGCAAGTCATACCTAATATCTGTTATTTGTATTTCGTTTATATCAAATTGATCGTTAGACATTTTCCCCCCTTCTTTCTTTTTCTTGATCTATAAATGTATATAAGGATTGAAAACCTTTTTCCATTTCTATTTCAAGAAGATCGCCTTTTCCAAGACTATCTGTTCCCCATAATTCAGAAGCCAAGCGAATATATATCCTAGTTAAATCGTGGCTTCCGCCAAGATCAGTTATTACTCTTTCGACTCCATTGTTATCTTCGATAAGAAACCTAGTTCCTTGATCGATAGAATAGCTAGTGTATGAACTCATATTTTCTCTCTCGTTATATCTAAGCTTAATTGCTTAGATATATACATTATATAGTATGACTATATATATGTGTACTAGCAGATCCTAAAGTTTTTCTAGATCCAGGAATAAAATATGATTTAAGCCTACTAAAAGAATGTGTTTCTTCACTCGTACTTGTTGTGGAAGCTTCTTAAAGGCTAATCTCTCTTCTCCTTCTACAGCTATCCAAATCACTCCCGCTTCAGATAACTCTCCCATACCTTTAGAAAATATTCTCCTAGATATTCCTATAGTCATAGCTAAATAAGTATAGCTATCCCACACAGAAAAAGACTGCCCTCTAAATCTCTCCGCTAAAGACCATAAGATCAGTTTATTTCTAGCTGATAAATCCTTTCGATTGACTTGCGATCTATACCACTTCCACACACACGCTTTAAGCTTTCCATAATCTTTATATTTATTTGCAACCGATAAAGATATAACCCCTGACTCTCTAGGAACTATCTCTGTGCTTATCCACCAAAACTTATCGAAGTTCCCTTTCTTATTGTAATAACTCTTCAACCTTCTCTCTCCTTTTATGAAGCGGGGTAGCCTGACAGCTACCCGCTTCTATATTATGTTTAATAATATGTCTATCTGCTAACCCATCATTGCAGAAAAGAGATTTTTTCTGTGATGTCGGGGTTTCACAAAGATAACTCATCAGATCCAATTTATTTTGGTTTCGTCACTTAAAATCTCTAAAAAAGCGCCCTTTCTAATTAAAGTTTTGACTGTCATATCAGCTTCAGAATTAGCCTTAACTATGCAACTTCTTACCACTCTTAGCCTATCATATTCTAATCCCTGATCTAAACAGATCTGTCTAGCTTCTTCTTCTTCACAAAGAAATAAAGCTAAAACCCACCTAGAAGAGTCAAGAAATGAACTAGCGCCACGCACACTTTGACGAACTTGCATAGGATCGTTGACCGCCACTAATCCTTGCTTAGACATGTGGTGTATCGAGATCACAGAAGTTTCAAATTTAGTGGCTATCATTTGACAATAAGAACTCCAAAGCTGTCCGACTTCATTATCATTAGTGGGCGCAGAACAAAATGACTGTATTGGATCGATCACTACTAGCTCTAAATCCTTTATGGCTTCTAAACTATCTATTAAGTCATAACCTTCGTTAGTTATGTGTAAGCCATTGATTGCATCATTTTTTATTAGAGTGAGTGGCTTATCTAATTCAGGGATTGGTAAAACAAAAACATCATATAAAGCTTTTTCTCTTTCATTATGTGGATCGATAGCATTTATTCTTCGCCATACTTCGTTGGTATCGTCTTCCGCACATAGCATAACCACATTTCCATGTTTATTGACAGGCTTTCCTAAAAAAGATCCTTGCCCTTTAGCCACCGACATAGCTAAGGACAAGGAAATAAAACTTTTACCTATTCCACCTATAGAAGCGATAATACCTGTCTTGGAACTTTCTAATAAATTTTCTACTAGCCATTCTCTTTCAGGCGGTTGCCCATTTAGATTTCTTACACTTATTCTTTTTAAATCAAACCCTTCTATTATTATTTGCGATCTAACTTCTTCTAATCCAAATTCTTGTGCGACATCGTTAAAGTCGTAGCCTGATTGATTAGGAATTTTAAGTTCTGTATTTTGAATAGATGATTTTATTTTTTCTGCACATTTCTGACCGACTAAGTGATTATCGTTATCGAAGCAAAGATAAAAAGAAGCAGAAGTTAATTTTCTAAGATTTATAAGACAATCTAATCCAAAAGAAGCGGAGAAGCATACTATAGTGGGTAAATTAGTGGCTTCAGCTACGCTACAAGCAGAAGCTAAACCTTCGCAGACCGCTATCTTTTTTAAAGAAGGAAGCTCGTCTAAAGTGAAATTTAAATTATAAAAATTTCCTTTTACAGAAGATCCGGAAACAAATCTTTTATTACCTGAGTGATCAATATACTGGATACTTCTTATTTTATAATCTAGGTTTTTGCTATCATACGCGGGAATAGAAAGCTTATCGCCTATCTGTTTAAACCCGAAATTTTTAACTTTTTTCTTTTCAAGATATTTATGATCTTTACATTCTATCGCTTTTTTAAATCTCGTTTCACAATCTTTAGCAACTTCATCGTGCAGTTCTTTGCGCCTTTTCTCCCTCTCTTTGTACCTTTTATCTAATTCTTCTTTTAATTTAGCTTGTTCGATAGGAGTCAAAGACTCTGTAGCTATAGACGAAAATTTATAGGTTTCATTAGTTCGCCAGTTTCCATAACTACAAAAGAAATTTCCATTTCCATTATCGTAAAAAAAATAATAGCCTGACTTTTCTCCAAATTTATCAGGTCTTCCATTTTTTGTTCCTTTAACAGCACATCTAACTACTTCTCCACTAGTGTCTATTGCAGATACTTCTAAGCCATTATTATTCATCTCTGTTATTAAATCGCTTATAGATCGACTTACATTTCTATAAGCTAAATTCTTGTCTTCTTTAAATTCAAATATATTTGTGACATCTACCATTTATCCATACCTTCTCTCGCTAATTTATCTTCTAATCCAAGATAAAGAGCTATAAATCTTTGAAAGAACATTTTTTTATCTAAACTGTCCCATTCGTGAAATATATAGGAGTTATTTTTTTTAGCATATTCTAGATAAATAGGCTTAAATTCTGATAAAACCTTATCCACAGACGCCGGGTTAGGTGTGATCGTGTTTTTTATATCTTCTTTTTTAGCCACTCTTTCTCTTATTTTTTCTAGATGATTATAAGAACAACTCGCATATATTTTTTCGTTAATCGTTATGTAAAATCCCTTCCCCCCGCGCAAACAATAACCGCAAAGAGAAGGAACTTTATCTTTAGGAAATATCAAAATGGAATGTTCTCATCATCTATATCTAAAACTGAATTTTTAGTTTCTTCAGTTTCAGAAGTAGCTTCTGAATTTTCATTCGCATCCTGATCTACAGACTCTCCCCAATTTTGCCCGACAGCGCCAGGATCGAGTTCCATATATCCATTCTCTCCTTCTTTAAGCTCACAAGAAAACTCTCTTCCTACTAAAGAGTCAGTGTTCTCTAGGTTTGCGCCAGCTACAAAACATAAAGCTTTATATTTCTTCATACCCATTTCTACTAGTGACTCTCTTTTAGAGTTTCCTGAAGCGTCTTTGACTAAAGGATCGTAGTCGCAACAAAAGGTTTCTGAAAAAGTTATCTCCTTTTCCTTTCCTTCCGACTGTTTCAATTTAAAGAAAAGCTTTAAAGCTTTCCAACCATTTTTGCCTTCGCATATTCCCTTGTCATCAGCATAGTCGCTTTCGTTAGCAACTCTATCAAAGACTAGGTTATATCTTCCCGCAATCAGCTTCTTACCACCGCCTGAACTAGAAGGCTCAGGCTTGTCTTCAGCTGTAAAGTTAAAAGGTGTTTCCATCTTTACTCCTTAATATTAAAAGTTAAATCCCATTTAGCCGGGATCGTAAGTGTGATAATCAGTGAAGTATTTGATCTCCTTGTCGACATAATCGCAAAGCGACTCAATCGCGTGGGGTACTTCTCTATGCAGATCTTCAGGATCAGTAATAGATAATCTATCTTCAATTTTAGATAAATCTTTTCTAATCTTTTTAAGAAAATCGACATAATCGTCATCACTTAGTTGCTTCTTCGCCATCAGCTTTCGCGTCTTTAGAATTAGCTATAATCATTTTCCTAATTTCATTCCAGTCGTAAGGAAGTTCTTTAGGAAGTTGATACCTATTCTTAGCTAAAAAAGAAGCAGACTGTTCAGCATAGATAACTCTATCTCCTTGAACAACCTTAACACCTTCGCCACCCTTTCCTTGAGTTTTGACTGTGCCTTTTTTATAAGTCAAAAAGAAAATAGCATCTGCATTTTCTTGACATATAGCTGAAGCGCCTTTTTTAAGTTTAAGAACATACTGATCATAAGTTTCACTTTCCGGATCTGCAAAAGGTCTTATATCTGAGTGACAGATCATACAGATAACCATATTTTTTTGATCCCTTAACTCATTAGTGAGAGCTAAAAACTCTCTCCAATGAACTAAAGCTTCTGCGTATGATTTACCAAAGCCAACCGACTCCATAGATTTCCAACCATTCATTTTGCAAGTGTGGTCGTGAATGATCCTTTCTAGCCAATCTAAAGAGTCAATTATCAAAGTCTTTTTATCGTGCTTCTCTTTAAGAAGTGTTAAAAGCCTTTGCTTCACTCCTACATTCTTATCATCTTTACTCTCAGGCTCTCTATCCCAAAATTTGCACACAGGAAAGTGCGCTAGATTTAGAGTGCCTAATCCATCTTCAGTAAGAATGGCGATAGGATCTTGCATTTTAGATGCCCAAGTTGTCTTACCTATTCCCGCTCCCCCATAGATAATAAGACGCGGACTTCGGATAACAGCTTTATTTTGTATATCTAATAAGCTCATTTTTCTATCTCCTTGCTTGTTGCTTTTTGTACATCAGCTACAACATTTAGATCAGCTTTAGCTTCAACAATATTGGAAGTTCTTCCGCTATTTATTGAATAAAGCTTTTCTAAGAGTAATTGCTGACTCTCCTGAAGAGAAGTCACTAAGTCAACCACCGCCATAGCTTGATCAAACAAAGCTTTTTTCTCTTGCTGTTTTTTTATGTTTTCTACAAGTTTGCCTAAGACTTGAACACCTTCAGGTGTTAAGTCTTTCTCGTAGAACTCAGTTTTAACTCCATCTTGGTTATCGATAAGCGCTGGCTCATCCCAAGAATTAGAGTACAAAGGTTTATCTTTCATTTAGATACTCTCCTTTCATATAGTTTATATTCATCGCAACTGTCTTTGTAATTACAGAAGCGACACCATTCCCCCGCCTTCTTAGGCGGATCGTCTTCAAAACAAGCTTCAGCAGAAGGTTTTAGAACTCTAAAACCCCAATCTACTAAAGCATCAGAAGTCATTTCATAAGTCATTATAAATTTCCCATTAGTGCTTCTAGGTTGCACTATTGTCATTTCAACTTTTGTGTCTATATCGCCATATCGCGCTAAAGCGCCTAAACTATATATCCACAGTTGATAATTTTCTTGTGGCGGTTTCACAGGAAATTTACCAAACTTAAAATCTATCACGGCTATTTTGTCCTTAGCTAATATAATCGCATCGCTAGTACCCCATATAGCTTCGTGTATTTCGTTTAATTCTACTCTCTCTTCTATAAGTAGCTTTCCTTCAAGCTTCTCAGTTCTTTCTTTTACATAATTAATATAGATTTTTGCTTTATCTAATAATTCTTGTGTGACTAAAATTTCGTTATGTTCGTTTTCTATTTTTTTATCTAGCCAATATTCTTCTAGAGATACTCCTTCTATATTTCCTTTAAGTTCCATTTCAGCTATTTCGTGCATAACTGTTCCTTCACTAGCGTAATAAGAAGAAGTGGAAGGTATTTTAGCGTTGGCTTGTGCTGAAAAAGGACAGTGATCTTTCTGCCATCTATCAAAAGAACTAGGAGAGCATACAGCGTGTTTACCCATTTCTATTATCTCTAAGTTATTAGTCGTTTCCGCGTGTTTGTCTTCTCTCATATTCATACACATCTGATTTTTTATAACGAACAGCTTTCCCGAATTTTTTATAGGGAATGCCAATAGAATTTTTAGGATTTGATCTAGCTCTCCAAGAATTTAGTGTCGATACACTTAGTCCCAAATATTTAGCCAATTCTTCAGTAGTGAAGTAATCAGTCTTAATGTCTTCTGTCATTTATGTTGTTTTATGTTGTCTACTGTGCGATTATCGTTCATAGAGACAACAAAAGTCAAATTTATGATCCAAAAAAAAATGAGTAAAAAAGCTAGTGAAATTCAAATAGGCGGTGATCACTACAAAAAATTAAAAATTTCTCCCTTAGATTTTATCCTTGCTAATAACCTTTCTTATTGTTTAGGGCAAGTCGTAAAATATATTTGTAGAGATAAAGATAATAAAATAGAAGATCTGTTAAAAGCCAAACACTATATTGATCTTGAACTAGAAAAAGTTCACAAAGTAGATAAGAAAGGGAAAAAGCTAGTTGATTAAATAATTTCCTATCTTTTCTATATCTTGATTTAAGGTTTCAGGCTTAGGTGTTTGATAGATCTGCATAGCTTTTATAGAAGTGTGTCCCATAAGCTCTCCCACCCTGATCATAGATATACCCATATTCATACTCTGTGACCCAAAATTATGGCGCAAGTCATGAAATCTAAAGTTTCTGATACCTGACCTCTTAATTAGTTTTTTCCACTGTCTATCAGGGTTTTTAATCCCTAGAATAGTGTCTTTATCTCTAGGCAATCTTCTTATTAATTCCATAGCTTCTTCATTAAGATAAATAATTCTAGGATTATCTGTTTTGTCGTCTGTTTTATGTTCTTTTAGAATTATGGTGTTGCCTTTCAGATCTTCCCATTTAGCTTTTGCTAACTCTCCTTTTCTAGCGCCAGTAAGATAGGCTAGATAAATAAAAGCAGATCCATAAGGACTTTCTTTTCCTAACTTTCTTAACTCAGATAAAAATATTTTTCTCTCTTCTTCTGTGAAGTATCTTCTTCTAGAAGCTATTTTATTTTTAGTAATTTTATCTGCGGGATTTATCTTAGCCTGATTAAATTTGATAGCTAAGTTATACATAGCTTTAAGAATAGATAAAGAATGATTAGCTGTACCTTTAGAATGAGAACTTAAATCTAAAAACCATTTATAAATAATATCAGCTTGTACCTTTATCATAAGCTGATCGCCAAAATTATTTTTTATATTTCTTATATATAAGCTTTCTATTTCGCTTATGGTTTTTCTATTATTGTTTTCTAAACTAGGTTTATAAAATTCGTAAAAAAAATTATCTATCGTTAAAGAACTATCTCCTAATTTATGAAAGTTTTTTATTTCTTCTCTAACTCTATCTCTCATAACAGCTATAGATAAGCCTTCTCTACAGCTACCTATTTTTTTTAGCTTAGGATTTTTCTTTCCATCAATCCTGATACCCGCATAAAAAGTTTTATAAGTTGGCAGATTAGGATTGTCTTTTATATTTCTTTCTATAATGATCAGATTTCTTTCTTTATGATCCACAGTTCTTTTGTACATATTTCTCTCCTTGTAAAATAGTACGATTATATCGTGAATAAAGTTTTATGGGTGTACCTTTTCTAATGCACTATCTAACGATTTCACGCTATCTATTTCTTCTATTTGTTTATCGCTAAATCTTATGCTCTGCGCGGGATAAGAGCTTGATAAAAACACAACTTTATTCAAAGGCATAATGCAACAGGCATATATATCGACTTGTCCTTTTAGATAAGATCTGTTTTTTGTGAATGATCCGCGCCTGAAATCGAAGCGCCAGTTTGTTCTATAAGATTTACCTGTATGCTTAGATATAACTCTTTCTTTTTTAGAAGCTGTTTTGACCTGACATTTATAAAGCTTAGATTTGTATTCAAAAATAATATCTGCGTGAGATGAATGTGGCAAGATAGTCACTGAGTCGGAAATCATAGAAAGAACTGAGCATACGAAATACTCCCCGCTTCTTCCTAACCTTTCAGTCGATCTTGTCAAGTTTGAACATATTACTCTCCTTGATCAGAAGTTAAGACTACAGATCCAGGAAGAAGACCTTGCGCTGTTTTAAGTCTTTTTTCTACTTCTTTTGCTAAAGTTTCATTAGTTTGTGATAAAGCTTTTAAAACTTTTTGTTGCTCTGATTTACTTGTAGTAAATAATCTTTGTGCAATAAGCTCTGCTCTTTTTGCATTAGTCCCACCTGATAATACATTCTGACCTTTTCTAAGTCCTTCTCTAGCTAAATTTCTAGCTAATCCATAAAAACTTTCTGCATCAAATACGCTTCTGCTGTCTCCTTTAAATTCTTCTATAGCTTCTCTTTTAGTAGCTGTATCTGACCCAATTCTCATTTTGTTATAAGTTTCTCTCATAGCTTTTTCATTTTTTAATAAATTTTTAAAAGCTTCTTTCTGAACAGGATCAGTTATTATTAAGTCAAATATTTCATCTAATTTATTAGAAGAGTCTATTTCTCCTAAAAAGTCTCTATTTTTACCTTGAGTGTTTGCAATATCATCAAGTTTAGAAACCATACCTATTTTCCACGCATCCATTTCAGCTTTAGTGAAATCTTTGATCTGATCTTTTATTCTATCCATAGTTGTTGTTTTATATTTTGATCCTAGTAAGAAAGCTTCTTGTAATTTTTTGTTATCTGCAAACTCTTTGTTAGCTTTAGCATAAGCGGGATTATTTTTCTTAATAACATCATTGAAAGCATTTTTAAGGTTGTTTAAATCTACACCATCATCAGTCAGTTTAGTTGTAAATCTATCAACTGTGATAGTTTCTTTTTTTACCATTTTATCTAAACCTTTCTTGATAGCGTGTAAAAACTCAGTAGATAAATCCTGAGTCATAATGTCATCAAATCCGCCAAAATAAGAAGGATTATTTTCATCAAATAATTTTTTTAGATCAGGCGGTAATTCTTTTTTGTTTCTGCCAAACTTTTTATAAACTTCCTTAGAAGCTTTAATAAGGTCTTCTCTTATAGTTGGGTTTTTGAAAAATTCCTCAAATTCTTTTGCGGGTATTTTTACGTTATAGGCTTGTTTATATAAAGGATCTGAAATTTCTTTGACGAAATCATCAATGCTATTTATAAAGCTTATTCCTAAATTATCGTCAGAAACACCTGTGGTCTGCTTAACAGCATCCATTATTCTTGACCCCTGTTCTTGATTTCTAGATACAAGAGTTTCTGTGACTCCTCTTCTTGAAGGGTTTTGTATTTGCTGTGTGGCATAGCCTAAAGATCGTAAATTTTCTCCCGCATCAGCTAAGACTATAGGAGATTTAGTACCCATAGGAGTTTCGCCTAAACCAGCAATCTGATTATTAGGCGCGGTGTCATCTAGTCTTTGTCCTATACCTAGCATTAAAGGTGTGTATTTAGGGTTGCCAACTCCTGTGCTACTTGTACCGACATCCTGAGTTGCTTTTTTCAATATTGTTTCATTAGCATTTCTGTCTAGTGCATCTTTACTACCAAAAGTTTTCTTTAAATTCTGATTTAAAGCGCTTATTCCTTGCATACCTTTTACCAAAGTTGGATTTACTACACCGCCTGTGACACCACCTAAAGCGCCACCACTACCCATACCAACTAGTCTGTCTTTAGCTATTTCAAAAGCATTGGCATCAGGATCTGACTCAGCAGTTCCTGTTCCATAAACAGCGCCATAGCCTGTGCCTGTTTTCATACCTTGATATAAATTAGGTGTTTTTGAAGCTATAACTGAAGCGCCGGGTATTTTATCCACAGATTTACTAAGAGCATTTATACCTTGAGAAACAGGTCGTGCAAGTCTGGCGGTAGTTGCTGTTAATACACCCGCACCGCCGGCTCCACCTGCCGGCGCAGTACCGAAAGTTGCTAATATTGCCGGTAAGACCGCGCCACCTATTTCTGATCCATAAGCTAATCCTGGATCTGAAAATCTGAAAGCATCTATATCATCTCTAATATCTCCGACTGTTTTTCCATAGTCTCCTAAAAGACCGAAACCTGTTCTTAAACCCGCTTCTATTTCATCTCCAAAACCTAATGTAAGTCCCTGTCCAAATCCTCTAACAGATCCACCTATTTTTTCTCCTAGAGAAGAAGTTTCTTTTTCTACAGCTTGTTTTTTTGTTTCTTCTATCTGCTGATTTAAGTTCTGCTCGTTATAAAGTGCTTCTTGCTCTCTATAAAATTTGACTTTATCTTCTTGCGAAGAATTTTCCCAAGCTTCTTTATTTACTGGTACAAAATTACCGCTTCCTTTTGGAATTTCTACTTGCATATTTATTCCTTAGTAACAAAAGTCATGTCTGCATCAGACTCAGGTTTATCCACTCCTGATAAATCATAAATATTGTCAATAGCTTTTAATTTTGCTTTCTTTTCTTGCGCTAGTCCTTTTTTATAATCTAATAAAAACTGTTTTACACCTTCAGGATCATTGGCACTTGCTAGTGATTGTGCGATTGCAACGAAGTCAAAGTCTGTTTTTGTGCCAGGTTGCATTTGTAAAGCTTTGTTAACTAAATTATTTTTCCAGTTTGTGAAAGCTCTAGAATTTCTAGACTCCTGATCACTAGTCATTCCAAAATAGCCTTCATTTCTAAAATAGTCTCCGATACCTTCCCCAAAACCAAAGTCTAGTTCTTCGTTATCTATCATTTCTATAAAGCCATCTATTTCTTCAGAAGTTGAGTCCATAGAAGCTAAGTTTGACTCATTTTCATTTATATCTTTGATAGCTGAATAACTTAATTCTTTAGGATCAGTCGCTTCTATTACAGGAAGATTAGGTTTAGCGCTTATGATATTTCCTTGATCATCTCTTTCAAAAATTAATTTTCCATCAGAAGATACTGTAGACATATCCACATCACGATTTATTCTGTTAAATATAGACTGTTTTGATGATGCATCGCCACTTTCTAAAGCTAAAGAATTTAATAGATCATAATTTCCATCAGCGTAAGCTTGTGACATTCTTTGATTTAAGTCTAAAAGTCTATCTTGTTCTTCCTGTAATGCTCTTTGTTCTCTTAAATTATTCACATTACCTTGTATATCTTCGCCTTTAAAAGCAGATCCTAAAGCCATAAGCAGATCTGAAACACCTTTATTTTTAGAAGCACTTCTAGTTGCCATATATTTATCTAAATCTTCCTGAGTCATACTTCCAAACTTCATAACTCCTTTATCTCCCGCCGGTATAATATCCTGAGAGTTCATTCCACCTAGACGCGCCATAAGATTTCCAAATCTAGAAACATTAGGCATTTCTACAGGCGCAATGGTCGGAGTTGTTGCGGGAATAGATGTGGAAGTGGTACTTCCTGTCTTACCAATACTCATCTTAATGCTCCATAATTAACTTTGAAGTACCCCGACTCATCTCTAATAACTGCATTAGGAATATGCATAACTTCTTGAGCTAAAACTCCAACTGTGTAGTCTTCAGGAATTTCTAAGTCTTTAGCTTTTTCATTCCATTCCCAAGAATAAATATTAATTCCATTAGCAAGTTTAAATAAGAATTTAATAGACTTTTTAAGTCTAGAGTCTGAGAATAAAGACGCTACTTGTAATCCCGCGCCTAGAACATCTCCGAAGCCTGTTTTCTTCTGCGAAGATCCAGTTGTGCTAATTAAAGGAGATATTCCGCTTAATCCTGACTGTAAAACACCCAAGTTTCTAAGTCCTTGATTTTGTTCTCTATCAAATTCTCTTCTTATCGCGTCAAGTTCTGCCTGTTCATATTGGTTTCTAATCAGACCTTGTTGATTAAGTTGTTGTTGCATCTGATTTTGTTGTCCTAAAATAGTGTTAAAGATACCTTGATCTCTAGCTAACATCTGATTTCCAATATTAGCGTTAGCAACATTCATAGCATTATCTAAATCCGCTTGTCTTAATAAAGACTGCTGATCAAACTGCTGATTTTGTAATCCCGCTTGTTGACCTAGCTGTGCGTTTTGTAGAGCAAAAGCGCTGTCCTGTCCCGCCATAAATTTATCTGCATCGAGCATTCTATTTATATCTTGACTAGCTAAATTAGAAGCAACATTAAAAGCGTCTTCTCTTTTCTTATCTACAAAATCTGCGACACTCTCGTTATAATTTTTATTTGTTTCTGCTTCTAATAAAGCACCTCGCGATCCACCGAATGCGCCACGACCAATCTGAGCATCTTGATCTGACTGTAGCTGTTTTATTCTAGCTCTATTCAGATCTCTAACTCCCTGATCAATATTAATCTGAGTGTAGGGGTTCATATAATTTCCAAGAACACCCATAATCTGCTGTGGAGAAACATCTCTTACACTCTGTCTATTAGCTTGTACTCCACTAAAATCATCAGCATTACCTACATTAGTTCTGCCGACATCAAATTTTTGTCCCACTAGTCCTTGCATACTTCCTAAAGGATCAAACTGATTTGCTCTGTTGCTACCTGTTATAGCATTACTGAATGCCATATTCTGTGCTTGATTTGGGTCTGCAACCATATCTCCTCTAAAAGCCACAAAAGGCTTGTTGCTTTCAGCTTCTGATCTAGCATAGACTTTTTTATAAAAGTCTTCTTGATACTGTGGGACACTTGCTTCTGATTTTTGTACTGTTTTGCCTTTACTCATTTTATAAATCCTTAGAAATTAAATGTTCTGACTTCCAACCAAGATTTTTAAGTTTCCTTAACCATCCTTTTCTTCCGCCACCGAATAACTTAGATACTCCTATCTCTTTGCAGAATATTTCTATTTTATCGGTAATATCTATGAGTTCTTCTAAGTCTCCACCGCAAAATAAAAGATTGCATATTTTTTTCTGTGAAAACTCTAAGACCTCTATGACCATAGCAGATTGTTTTCCTGTCCATAATAGGAAAGTTCCATCTTCTATTTTACACTCTACATCGATAATATCATAGAGATCATCGTGTTCTAGCGCCTTGATTATATAAGGCTTTGCTTTTAGCCAATCTTCGCGAAGATTAGGAACTATATCAAACTGCGACTGTACTAAGTGTTCCCGCATCATTAACTGTTAGTTTGTATCTAGTACCATTAGGCGATACTAGAATTAATTCTGAACTATCTGCTCCATTTAATTCTATTCTTTCGCCTTTAAATAAAGTTGTACTAGTTAGGTTTTCTATTTCGTTAGTTAAATTAACTATATAAGTTCTATCTACTTGATCTTGATAGGGTTTAGGTAAAGTTCTTCTAGCCATCAATCTATTCCATATATTTCTTTATGCAAACGAGATACTTCGTTTTCTAAATAATTAATTTTTTCGTTTTGTTTTACATCTAAAGGCAGAACTCCGCCATTTTCCCATTCTCTTTGCCATTGAGTATGCTCTTTAATATCTTGTTTCATAGAAGATACTTGATTTTCTAAAGTAGAAATCTGACCTGTAATAGTCACATAGGCATAGGTAAATATAGCTATTGCTGACATCAGCTGAATTAAATAACTTAAATTAAAAGTTAAATTAGATTTTTCAGAAATAGCTTTATCAACCATTACCTTCTACCTCTAGCCTTAACATCTATTCTTATGTTTCCTACTTTGAAATCCTGAGTGGTATCGCCTTCAACTTTTAAATTAACCTGTCTAGCAGAAAATCTGCAGTCCTGATAACCACTTTCGTTAAAAGTAAAACTTCCAAAATCTTCTTCATTACCCAAAGGTGTTTGTTTGCCTTTAAAAGATATTGTGACGCCGGGTTTTGTCGTGCTTTCGCTGTCAGGAATTATTTTATTAACCTGAGCTAGTCTATCTCCCTGAGCTATTTCTATAGCGCCACTTGTAGCAAAAGGTTTTCTGTTGCCTAAATTTAAAGATGAAGATAATAAACCACTTTCGTGTTCGTATACTATGCCATCGGAACTACAAGCCACAGGATAGTCTAGGACTCCCTGATCTAACCAAACAGATCTGTCTAAATTTCCTATACTCCACACATTATCCACATAGTTCCAAATAACATATTTATTAGGAACTTTTGACTCTCCACTAGGAAAAAACCACCATATTTCTGTGAATAGCTGATTATGACCACCGCAGGAAGTTGCTCTATAAGGATAATTTATGTTGTCAAAAACATAGTCGTGAACATCAGAAGGAATTTTCCTAACCTGTCCATCATAAATATAAAAAGAATTATCTCCCATCCAAGCTACAAAATTACCTGTAGATACTATTGATCGCATACTACTTGTTCTGCAGTTAGTACCCGCTTCCTGTATTCCATAAAGCAAAGGCGCACCTGAATAATAGATTTTCTGCAAACCTATATCTGTAAAAACTAAAATTTCAGATCCATACCTGACTCCACCCAAAACATTACCACCTGTTGTCACAGTCAGATCTCCCGCAGTATTTGTTGTAGCGGGTGTCCAAACTGTTGGCGCTTCTCTAGAACTCCACCTTATTTGTTTTTTGTCGCTATTATTACCAAAACAAAAAATATGTCTTTCGCTTGATACTAATATTCCATTTACTCCTGTTGGAGAATTAGAAATTTGAGTAGCTAAAGCAGAAGGAGAAGAAGGTTGCCACTGATAAACTTTTCCATCAGAAGCAGAACAGATGATTAAATTTTCTCCAAAGTTATCAAAAGAAATAGGCTTAGTATCAAAGGCTAAACCCGACTGCGATCTAGCATCTCCATAAGTTTCTCGACCATAAAGGTATGCGCCATAACCCAAAGGACTTGCCTGTGTGTCATCTACATAGCCTGTTGGAGTTATGTTGTACCACTGATTATCAAATAAAACATAAATCTTAGCTCTAGTTCCTACAGCTAAAACAGGTTTAGAATTATTAGTGGTGTAAGCAAAAGCTGAAATAGGAGTGCCATCTAAAGCTGTTTGTTTAATTTTTTTCCAACCGCCTATATTAGTTAAAAATCCATTCTCAAATCTAACAAGATCTGCATCAATCCAATTACCTTTATTTTGGTAGTCAGTACCATTAGTTCTGATCCCCGCTTTTATGTCTAAAGGTAAAAAAGCCATTTTATGCAGTCTCCATTTTTTTATAGCTTTCTAGAAGCTCATACCAATAAGGCTTTATACTTTCCCATACAGGAAAATCTTTTATATTTAATTCTTTTCTAACATCTTCAAAAGGTTTATTTAAATGTTCTCGCCAATCAATAGTCATAAACCATTGAGTTTTTCTGCCATTTAAATAAGCTTCTTTTATCAATCTAATAACACTAAAAAAAGGCATGTATTTTATTCTGAATAATAGCGATCCTTTTATAGCCTTTTTGCCAAAAGAATTTTTAAAAGCCATAAAAACACTAGCCAGGAGAATATAAAAAAAACTGTATCTAAAACCTTTTGCAATAGTAAAAGCTAAAACTGAAACTTCTGCTAAAGGTGTGGAGTCTAATTTATTAAGACAATGAATTATGTCGTGTTCATTGAGTGTGCCTTTCATATAAGCTATGTCTTTTTTGCGTTTAGTTTTTGAAATGTTTAAATTCTTTTTAAACAGATCCTCTTTATTTTCTTTCCAAAATTTTTTTAATTCGCTTCCAAAAGTTCCTTTTTTATATCTGCCTTTTAAAACTTCTTCTCTTAAATCGCCTTGCTTATAAAATTTATTTGCATAGGGATGACATTTGAATTTCTTTTTAAGCTTCACATCGCAATTTCTGTCAAGCTCATCGACCATTTCCATAATTAATGTTAGATCAGCATTAATATGACTTCTTCCCGAAGCATAAGCTTTTAAAAACTTTATTCCTTTTAAGATCTGCATATCATCACGACACGACAGACTTTGTCGCTAACATTTTTAATAAAACATTTTTCGCTAGATAATTTTTTGCAGTCATACTGTTCAAAGTTATATTTTTTTTCTTCTCCTATAACATCAGGGGAAGGAACAGTGACTTCACATTTATTGCCGACTAGCAAATAGTTTATGTTTCCAAATTTCTGAGTTTCTACTGTTTGATTAGGCTTTATATCGACATTATAAAATTCAAAACCATAATTATTTTGTAAACAGCAAATAATAATAGTGCCATCTTCTATAGCTTTTAAACTGGCTTTGTTAGTAGAAAGCTCATAATCTGCTGATCTTTTCTGCCAATCTTCTACATAACCGCCATAGTCAATGTCAAAACCATAAGAATTATCTGTCACGACTTCTGTAGAATGAGTGTCTTCAGGATTTTGTCTATTTAGCTCTACTATTTTATCTACATCTCTCTGAGAAATATTATCGCTTTCATCAAATTCATAACGAACACTTACTTTGCCACCCATAAATAAATAATTAGTAAGAGATTTATTTATTTTGTAATCTTCTAAATATTGAATTTTGTCAAAATTAGGTTGTTCCTGTATTTCTTCTCTAGAAATTTCTGATCCAATATTTCCAATAACAACAGAAAGTTGAAATTCATTTTCAATGTTTACAGTCTTTATTCCTTCAAAAGTAAATTTAATCATTTTTACATTTCCTCTACTGTTTCTATTGGTATATTTATAGCGGGTGTTAATGAA